CGACGGGGGAGACCCAGAAAGGACCAAACCTGATCCATCAACCGGCTGATCACCGAAACACTAAAACCAGGGAATTTTAAGTTGCCGATTATGGGGAAATTTAAGTTGCCGTTGACAGGCATATTCGGTCCAGGGCGTCGCGGCGAGGTCGGGATAGATCAAATGCCGACCGTAGATGACGGGGATCGGCTGCCCAAGGCGGGCCTGATTGCCTTGGGACTGCAAGGCATAGGTCGGGCTTGGCGCCGGTGAGCTGCCGAAGGAACCGCCGAAGCTGGGCGTGGGAGGTTTGGGAGGCGGGACGAGCACATTCACAAGCGTGGCGCCGGCGAGCCCGACGGCGGCAGTGATCAAAGACGTGCCGATGGTGGACGTGATGCCGATGGCACCGGCGATGGCGCCGCCGATCGCGGGTGCCGCCACCATGACGGCGATCATGAGCACGGTGCGCAGCGGGTTCTTGCCGCCACCCCCTCCGCCTCCGCCGCCCAGGGGCAAGGAGACGAAGATCACCACGTCGGATGCGCAGATCTGCAGAACCGGCCAGTCCGCACGCAGCACGGGCTCGCCGTTGCGCAGACAGATCGTCGGACGCTCGAACTCCGCGATCCCGTGCGCATCGAGCCAGGCGTGGATGGTCGTACCGGCGGCGACCGGCAGCACGTCGCGACCCCGCTCCGGACAGAACGGGTTGCGCAGCATGATGACGACGGCGGTCACGGGCTTTCTCCGGTGAAGCGATAGAAGCCCTCGATCCGCCATCCCTGGAGGTCGAGGTCGCGGGGATTCTGAAACGCGACGCCGATCCCACGGGCCGCGTGCAGGACGCCGCCGCCATCGACCTCGAGCCAGAGGCCCACATGGACCGGGTGACGCGACTGGCGCATCAGGATCGCATCGCCCTCGCGGGGCTCGGTCACGAGGCGCCAACGCCGGCGCTCGGGATGGTCCCGGAAGGCATCGAGCACCCTGCGCAGGTCGGCCGCATCGACCGGGATCTCGGGCACCTCGATGCCGAAGCGCTCCCGCCAGCAGAACCGGACCAGACCCCAGCAATCGAACGCTTGCGCGCCGCGCCCGCCCGCCTGCCACGGCCGGCCGATCAACTCTTCCGCCCAGTGCATGAGTTTATCGCGTCAGCCCGGGGAACCGCTTGGCGGTATAGGTCTCCGCCGGGAAGGCCTTGTTGCCGATGTCGAGCATGCGGGCCCGCCCGGTGACCCGGAACACGTCCGCTTCGACCTCGGTCAGGATGAGGGTGATCGGCGGATCCATCTGCGGCCCCTCCAGGTCGGTCGACAGGTAAGGCCGATAGGTGACCTCGATCTTGTCCTGGCTGGTTGCGGCCGCGTCGAGATGGCGGACGATCTCCCGGCTGACATTGTCGAGGGTGACGGCGATCTCGGGCACAGGGGCGGTGTCGACCGGTGGCAGTTCGAGCTCGAAGCCCATGGCGACGAAACGCACCCAGCCGCTGGGGTCGACCGGTGCGTCTGCTTCGAGACGGGCCATCAGGTCGATATGATCACGAACCACTCGGATGGCCGTCGGCAGGCCGTCATCGTCCAGGAAGGACGGATGGCGCAGTTCGAGCGTATGCAGGATGACAGTGTCGGAGGGCGCGGACGCATAGGCTTCACGGATCGCCTGCTCAAGCGCCGGATCCGGCATCTTCGTCCTCCAAGAGATTGGGTTTGGGATGGGCGCGCTTGACGGCGAGCCACTTGCCAAGAAGCTCGTCCATTTCCTTCGGCAAGCCGGTGCCGCTCAGGCGCAGCTGGTTGAAGGCCTTCAGGATCGCATCAAGCTGTTCGCCGATCGGCGGATAGTCACGCTCCCGGTCCTCGCGGTAACGCCGGTAGGGATGGCCGAAGGTCCGGATGAGCTCTGTCACATCCGGTTCCGCCTTCGGATCGTGGACCTTCAGGTCGATGCGCGCGTCCTGGTCTTTAGGGATCGGGTGATAGAGCACCGCATAGTGGCGCCCGTCGACGAGGCAGAGATGCTCCCAGGTATTGGGCTCCTCGGGCACGTCCGGCGGTTGGAAGAAGCCGCCGGCCTCTTCCGTATAAGAGATGAACAGTCGCATGGGTCAGGTCCCGAGCTTGGCGTTGATCTCGATGGGCCAGTATGGGTTCCGCTGCGAGTAGCCGGCGTTGTAGTAGACGTTGTAGGTCACGTACCAAGTGCCCGCGCCCCAGCAGGTGCCGTCCTCGCCGAGCCAGAGATTGGCGCCGTTGTCGGAGCCGATAGAGTGTGCATCGACGTCGATCACCTTCGCTGCCAGACCCGGGGCATTCCACCAATAGGAATTCGCCGCGAACAACGCCCCGCCGCGCTGACCGTTGTTGTTGCGCCCGCCGCAGAGCGTGGTGCCGTCGTCGAAGAGCGCGATCAGGTGCGTGGTCGAGCCGCGGCCAGCCAGGTCGATCTTGAGAAGTTCTCCCGGCGCAACCCCGGTGCCGAGGCTGAGATCGATCTCGTAGACGCCAGCATAAGTCCCGCTCGACCGATTTTCGGAGAGCTGGCCATAGCCCGAGTAGCCACCGCCGAAGAGGCGGTTGTCCTCCGTCTTTACATAGCTGGTGCCGTAGCTGTTGCCGCCGCCCCAGACATCGACTGCCTTGCCATAGATCTCCCCCGCCCCGGATCCCGGAATGAACTGGGCCGCATTGGTCCCGGCGGTCGATCCCGTCATCGCCTGGCCGTAGCCGGAATAGCCGGCAAAGGCGACCGTGCCGTCGGCGAACAGGAACAGCGCCTGGCCGTTGTCGCCGCCACCCCAGGCGGCGATCTTGATGCAGACCTTGTCGGCGAAGAGCTGGTTGCCGCTGGTCCCGTGCTGGACCGGCCGGAAGTAGGTCTGGTTGTTCCCGTAAGTATCGCCCATGGGATAGTTGTTGTTCCGCCCGGCCGCCCAGACCTTACCGGCGGTGTCGATGTACCAGACCGTGCCGTACTGATCGCAGGCTGCGGTCACGTAGATCGCGTCGGTGACCGGGACGATGCCGCTTTCGCCGCGTGACGGCAGACCTTCGCGGTAGCACTGGTGCGGCGAATAGGTCTCCGCCGAATTGGTGGTGGCGTTGTTCGTGGCCGTCTGGCCATAGCCGTTGTAGCCCCAGCCCCAGAGACGGCCGTCGTCGGTCAGCGCGTAATAGGTGATGGCTGTGCTGTCCTGACCGTTCACCGTGCCCGCGATCTGCACGATCTTGCGGCCGTCCTTGTAAATGCGCTGGTCTTCCTGGATGCCCTCATAAGACTGCCAGCCGACCATGCGCCAGCCCGCGCGGTTCGAGGCGCCGCCGTCGCCGCACTGGCCATGGCCGCTGTAACCGCAGGCAAACGCGACGCCGCACTTGAGGAGGACCACCTTGGTGTAACCGGGAATGGCGCCGACGATATGGATGGCGTCGCGCTCCTTCCAGTGATGACGGGTGTCGTAGCCGCCGTAGTTGGCCGGCCAGGCGTCGGGGTCCATGCGCCCCTCGACGATCGCGCGAATCCAGTTCGACTGCACCCCGAGCCACTGGATCGGATCGGAAAGGATGTAGCCGTGCTGGACGTAGCCGCCGCCGTTGCCATCGCCGAGATCGGAGTACTGGTTCGAGCCAGATATCGCGACCTTGGTGTGATCGACGATCAGGAGGCCCTGGCTCTGTTCTCCTGCGTGATCGAGGGGCCCGTCACCACCTCATGGCTGAACGGCTTGGGCGTGCGGGTGTTGTGGCGGAACACATGCGGGTTGAGCGTTCGCTGGCCCTTGCTGTTGGCGATGGGGCCGGGGAACAGCGTCACTCGGTGGTGCCCGCCGCCGCGACGCCCGATGGCGATCGACCCGCCAGCGGCCTTGCGTTCGGCGCGTGGCAGGTCCGCCGTGATCGTGGAATTGCTCATCAGTAATCGCCGCCGAAGAAGCCGATATGGACGTTGCCGGTGGTGACCGCATTGGCGTTCGCCGGGATGCGGGCCGCGAGCGGGTCTTTGAGGAGCAGCCAGCGGTCGCCCGTGAGGTCGAGCCACGGCATCTGCTCGAGGTCGAGCCCGGCGACCGAGGGCGTGCCGTCGAAACCGGCGCGGGCCGGAACCTCCATCGACCAGAGGGGCCGCCAGCGGTAGGCGTCGATGCTGACGCCGAGCTGTTGCGTGATGGCGTTGCCCGGCGTGTTCTCCAGATTGAGCAGGTCGAAGATGCCGGAACCGGGCGTCTGCTCGCCGGTCCCGGTCATGCGGTAATCGCCCCGGTTGACCGTGGCGACGTTCCAGAGCGTCAGCACTTGTAGATTCTCAGTGATCGCCCAGGACTGATCATCGGTCCGGGTCACGGTAAAGGGATCCGTGGCCGGCGTGGCGCCGGGGACGATGTTTACCTCGACACCAGAGAACACGACGTCGAAGGTACCGAATTCCACCAGCGCCGCGGCATCACCGTCGTTGCCGAGCACGATCGCATGGAGCCGCGTGCCATTGGCGCCGGGCGTGAAGACGGTCTGCGCCGCATTGCCCATATCGGCGCGCAGAATGGCGCCATCTTGGCGGTAGCCCGCCACGAAGATCGGCTGATTGGCCATCTTGGTCCTCGTTCAGGTCAGATGAAACTGCGCGCCAGCGCCACGAGGGCACCGGCATGAATCTGCGGGGCCAGATCCAGCGACAGGCGTTCGTCGCCGCCGGGATCGACGACGGTCGCTCCCAGCCCGAGCCCCGCCTCGATCTTGGCGTCCAGTCGACCAGGCACGCTGTCGGTGGCGCTCACAGCGACGGTTCCGACAGCCGCCAGCGCGGCGTCACGCGCGTCCAGCGCTTCGTCCCGGGCAAGTTCGGCCGTCGTCTGTGCGGCGTCGGCAGCATCGACCGCCTGGGTGATCTCCGTCATATGCGCGGCGACGCTCGCCTCCACGTCGACGATTGTCTTGGCGACGCTCTTGACCGGGCCGTTCTCGGTGGTGACCGTCGTCTGTGCATCGCCGTGGACGATCTCGTGCAGCAACAGGCTGTCGGCATGCGCGCGATCGGCCGCCGCGCGCAGATCGGCTTCGATGGTCATGGACGTCTCCGGTTACCAGGCGTGCGGGCCCGGCAGGGTCGTGTGGATCAGCGTGTGCAAGGCATCGATACTGCCCAGCAGCCCCTGCATGTCTTCTTCCAGCAGGATCGCCATGGCGCCTTCGCTGAGCGTCGGGCGCTCACGAATCTCCAGCTCGCTCCGGACCTCCCACAGGATCCCGGCAACGATCCGGGCCTCGAACTGGCGGGTGAAGCGCGCCTCCTGCGGCAACAGGCCCAGACCGCCCTTGAGGTCGATCTCGAACCATTCGCCGCCTTCCTTGGCGGTCCAGCGGTACCAGGCTTCGAACAGGGCGAACTGCTCACGCCGGAGAACCCAGCGCACGGTGATGCGGCTCGGCACCTGCGTGTAGCGCCGGCGTTGCCGCGCCGGACCGGCTTCCATTTCCGTCCGCAGGATGGCCTCGCCCGGGCGGATGCCATAACCATCGATGGTCGGTAGGGGCAGTCGGTCCGGCCAACGGTTCGTCATTCACCATTCGGGCCAAAAGCCCGTCCTCGTCAACGGTAGCTGCCGGCCGCCGGGTTGAGGCCGTAGCGGCGCTCCAGCGTCGGCGCGATGCCCTCGCCGCGCCCCACGTTACGGGCGATACGGCCCTCGATCTGCTCGATCATGATGTCGAGGGTCAGGTTGCCGTTGCCGTCCCGGCGCCAATCGGCGGTTGCTTCCGTGCCCGGCGCAGCATTGCGGACGTTGACC